GGCTTTCCTTTGTTCCTCGCCCACGTTGAAAGCTGGCACGACATCGACAAAAACCGAATCACCAAAAGTATCAACGAGAAAGAACGCATTGATTCCGAAATGCTGACTATCGAGAAGGTGAAGCAACACTTCGAGAATAGGGATGCCGCAGTAGTGGTAAAAGATGGTGGTAAGTACCTAGTCAAAGTGGGTGACGATGTTCAACTTTACGATGATAATAGCCTCCCCGAAACGATGCGGGGCAAATTGGGTATGTTGAAGTTGGTTGATGCCGAGTACTTCATTGAGAACGTAGGCTGTCGTGTGAACGACGAAGTGTTTGTTGTATTGATGGATGAGGAGACCTAACAAATGTTAGATGTGTTTGCTTTGATTGCGGTGCTGTTTATTGGCCTTGGCCTTGGTGGTGTGGCGATAGCAGTGTTCTTATATGCACTTGACTGGATGCAGAACGGAGGAAAGAATGATTCTCGACCCTGAGGACGAAGCGTTCAACGAGATTGAACAACGGGCCAAGCAACGCAAGGAGGCTGTGAAGGCCAGCGTATCGCTGAACCCATACCGAGCCCAAGTCATCGAAGAAGTCGCACAGCACATCGAGAAGATGCAGGGGTTTGGTCAGGACACCATCAGTTCTTTTGCTATCTATATCAGGGAGATGAAGAAATGACCCCGCAGAGCTTTGACATTGACACTGCCAAAGAGATCGTGGGCGATGCACGTATGCGGGTCATTGAAGCCAAGGCGCGACAAGACGCTGACAGTGGAATCATGGACAAGCCAGCAAAAGCAGAAGGTACTTACTGGGATGCTGTACGTTCAGACATGGAGTACATCGTGTACACAACAGCGCATCACAAAAGATTAGAAAGAATACAACGCATGAAGGAGCGGCAAGCATGAGCTGGAAAGATTCAACACTCAAGTACATCAAGGAATTGATGAAGCCAAAGCCAATCAGCGAGATCATCGAGAAAGAAATGCGCGAGGCAGTTATCAAGAAGTTAGAAGCTGAGAGTGCTGTGGAATACGCAAGATCAATCGTGACCTACAACGAGCAACGCATTGAGCGGCTGGAGAAGCGACTGTATGAACATCGGGGGGAAGAATGATATTTGATCGTTTACTTGTCGCCGCCGTGTGCTGTTGGCTGGGCGTGACAGGTTTGTTTCCAGCTACAGCAGAACCAGTAAAGCCTCTGACCCCAGCGCAGTTGCAAGCCAAGGCCAAACAAAAGTCGGTGAGCAATGTGTGCAAGGGCAAGAGGAAAAGCAAGACAGTCAAAGAGATGTGCAGACGTTGGGAGGAGCAACAGAATGGGTAAAAAGAAAACAACAGAGCCAACATACCACTGCCCTGAATGTGAAAGCGACCAAGTGACAACAGAGCACCACCAAATGTTTATGGTCAACACGGGCGATCACTATTGCCACAGTATGAAGACACACGACGGCAACTCCCCTGCAAACTGCTTGGACTGTCGCTGGACTGGTGAGCGCCATCAACTTAAGGAGCAACAGAATGATTGAAGCAATGAAACAATGGCTTGAGGCGTTGGAAGATTTTGTAGACGTTATCAAGTACGACAATGAACAAGATGACATTGGGCGCAGGGCTTGTTGCGATGTGCTTTCTTACAATCCGCACTCTGAAAGCTGCAAAGCCAAACAAGCCATCACCGCCATCAAAGAAGCCATTGCAGAGTTGGGAAGCCAAGAGCCTGTGGAGCGTAATTGGAGGGAAGCACCTTGGGGGTTTGGTGAAAAGCGCCTCTCGACAGTGGAATACAGCGACATTGTTTCTGATGGCGGTCTTGACCCACGCAACAAGTTTGATACCCCACCACAGCGCACATGGGTAGGGCTGACGGATAAGGAAATGATCGAACTTTTTGAGAAATACGGTCATAAGACAGCTGCTTTGCTTGATGCCCATGAAGCCAAACTCAAGGAGAAGAACAATGCTTGAGATGATCCGCACATTCTTTGGCAGGGTGCGTGGGCAACACGCCGATAAACAAACCGTTGTAGTTGAGGGTCAACTGTGGCGTTGCACAAAGTGCAAGATGATTTTTGTAACCAAATCCGCAGGAGAGAACCATGAGTGTAGTGAGCGCATTTAACTGGAAAGAGTACACCGATCAGGAACACGCAAAGAACGGTGACCCATTCAAGTCGATCAAACGCAACGCTGTCATCAGCGCAAACGTAACCGAGGGCATCCATAGGATACGTGAGAAGAATCCAAGCCACGGCACGATCTTCGGGATAACAGAGAAGAACATAAGCACCAGAGCACCAGACATGATGGAGAAGAAACGTGCCAAGACCAAAAAGCGAGCTAACTAAGAATGGCAAGACCATAGGCGTTCGTTTAACTTCGAGCGAGTATGAGGAGTACGTAAAACTTGGTAAGAGCAAATGGGTGCGAAAGCTTTTACGAGAAAGCAAAAACAAGAGGACAAAAAATGAAAACATGTAAGGGGTGCGGAGCCCCAATCTTGAGCGGTGATGACTGCAAGTTTTGCGGTTTATCACAGCAAGAGCAACCAGAGCAACCAAAACAAAAGCGGAAAGGACGAGGCCCCAGTAAGAAGCCAACCCTTTTCAATACGAGCTTGCGTCTATCGAGGGAGGTGATGGATTACTTCAACACCAACCATCCTTATACAAAGCAAGCCAAGATTCGTGAAATTCTTACCGAGTATGTAAACAGCCAACAGCAAGGAGCTAACAATGGCAACAGCAAAGAAATCAACTAAGCCCCACGGAAACAGCCGCGCCGCAAAGATGCGCAAGTACTTCACTACGCACCCAACCGCTAGTGTGGCGGCAGTAGCCAAGGAGTTCAAGACCACGTACCAAGTTGCGTACATGGTTAAGAAGAAGATGGAGAACAGTGCAGTAAAGGACGCTGGTCGTATGTATGAGATCGGCAAGGGGCGCAAAGAGTCACGGTGGAAAACACTACTGGTGGAGACAAGCAACACTCCCATCACAATGGTTGAGCCACAACCTGACCCGGTAAATCATCCTACCCATTACAAGGTAGGTGGAATCGAGACCATCGACTTCATCGAAGCCAAGGGCTTGACGTATCACTTGGGCAACGTGGTGAAGTACGTCACACGATCAGATCACAAGGGTGACAAGCTACAAGACTTGGAGAAAGCCCGTTGGTATCTTGATCGAGAGATCGGTATCTTGCACGAGAAACTGGCCACACAAAGAATCTAACATTTGTTAGGGAAAGTCCTAAGCCACCTTCGGGTGGCTTTTTTTCGTCTATGCTTGACAATGTTCAGTTGTGTGCTATATTCATGGCTTGAAAAACAACTGGAGGGTTAGAGCATGGCGGTTTTTGGAATTAGGTCTATAAACATGGATGGCGATACATTGAGGTGTCCTCAGTGTAGTGAGAATTATTTGCACCATCGCAATACAACAATATTCCAACGCAGTGAAGACGACAAGCTAACAACTGTTATAGCTCAGTCAGAACACGAAGCACACGTTTCAAGTTTTCCATCCGCAGATACATGCAATCCTAGTGACCGTAGGAACGGAATAATTATTGAGTTTGAGTGCGAGCACTGTCACTACGATTACGGCGATGCAAGCCCCGAACCAACCGACAAATTTCGCTTAGCCATAATTCAACACAAAGGCAATACCTTTGTGGAGTGGGTGTAATGGCAACCACCCCTGAGTCCAAGGTCAAGGCCAAGATCAAAAAAATCCTGAAAGACCACGGTGTCTACTACGCCATGCCAATCGGCACTGGCTACGGCAATTCAGGAGTCCCCGACTTTCTATGCTGTGTCAACGGAAACTTCCTTGCGATTGAAGCCAAGGCGGGTAAAGGCACGACCACAGCACTGCAAGAAAAGAATCTTCGAGAAATAAAAGAGGCAGGTGGCGTAGCCGCTGTGATCGCCGAAGCCCAACTCGAATACCTTGAGCAACTTATCCAACTGATGAAACAATGAAAATAATAACAATCGACTTTGAGACAGCCTACGGCGGTGACCTTGGGTTTGCCAAACAGACCACGGAGGAGTACATCCGTGACCCACGCTTTGAGGTTATTGGTGCGGCGGTACAGGTAAACGATGGCGAGCCGGTGTGGTTCAGCGGTACACACCAAAAGATGTACGAGTTCTTGAACAAGTACGACTGGAAGAATTCCATAGCCTTAGCCCACAACGCACCATTTGACGGAGCTATTCTGAATTGGCAGTACGGCATCACGCCCAAGGGTTGGCTTGACACGTTGAGCATGGCACGTGCGCTTCATGGTACGCAAGTGGGTGGAAGCCTAGCGGTGCTGGCCGCTTACTACGGCCTTGGGGTCAAGGGTGAACAGGTCAAGCAGTACATCAATTACTTCCGCAAAAACTTCAGCAAGGAAGAATTGGTTGACTACAGTATCTACTGCAAGAACGATGTGGCACTGACATGGGATTTGTTCGGGCACATGAGCCAAGGGTTCCCGAAGATTGAGCTACGGCTGATTGACCTGACTGTGCGCATGTTCACCGAGCCAGTGTTGCAGTTGGATAAGCACATGTTGGAAGCACACCTGACGTCAGAGCAAATACGCAAGGCCAACCTGCTTACCAGCTTTGACAAAGACACCTTGATGAGCAACCCGCAGTTTGCCGACTTGCTTGTATCGCTTGGTGTTCAGCCGCCCATGAAGAAGAGCCCCACCACTGGCAAACAGACCTTTGCGTTCTCTAAGACGGATGAGGAGTTCAAAGCCCTGCTTGAGCACGAGGACACAATGGTGCAAGCGGTGGTTGCCGCACGGCTGGGTACGAAGTCCACGATTGAAGAGACCCGCACCGAGCGGTTCATTGGGATTGCCTCCCGAGGGCCAATGCCAGTTCCCCTACGCTACTACGCCGCCCACACAGGACGGTGGGGTGGTGACGACAAGATCAACTTGCAAAACTTGCAACGCACATCGCCCTTGAAGAAAGCCATCCTTGCGCCCTATGGTGACGTGATGATTGACTCGGACTCATCGCAGATTGAAGCGCGGACGTTGGCATGGCTGGCTGGACAGGACGATTTGGTGGAAGCATTTGAGAAAGGCGAAGATGTATACAAAATCATGGCATCGGCTATCTATGGCAAGGCGATCAACGCAATTACGAAGGATGAACGGTTTGTCGGTAAGACGACGATTCTTGGGGCTGGCTATGGTATGGGTGCGATTAAGTTTAGAGCGCAACTCAAAACTTTTGGAGTGGAGGTATCAGAGGATGAGGCGAAACGAATCATCGACACGTACCGACGAACATACCCACGCATCCCCGAGCTATGGAAAGCGGCGGCCAATGTGCTCCCCGCAATCATCAGTGAACAGACCACATCCTTTGGTCGGGGCGGCATTCTCAAGGTAGATGGGTTGGACGGCATCCTGTTACCCAACGGACTGCGCTTGAAGTATCCCAATCTGCGCCAAAAAGTGGACGAAGAAAACAACAAGATCGAGCTTGTGTACGACACCAAGAAAGGCAAAGCTATCATCCCCAACCGAATCTACGGCGGCAAGGTGGTGGAGAACGTATGCCAAGCCCTTGCACGTATCGTGATCGGTGAGCAGATGCTGATGATCGCCAAAAAGTACCGTGTGGTGATGACAGTGCATGACGCCGTGGCTTGTATTGCACCCGAGGCCGAGGCTGAAACAGCTAAGGAGTACGTTGAATTGTGTATGCGCCTACGCCCATCATGGGCTCCCGAGCTACCGCTGAACTGCGAAGCAGGGTATGGCAAATCTTATGGAGACTGTTAAATGAAAACTTTGAAAGGAAACGAAATGATGTTAGATGAAGAAGCAATCGCCGCCGCAATTTTAAGAGCCGCTTCCATGCTGGGTAACGGCAATGCAAGCACACCAATGGGAGCAATAGAAGCCCACGCTTTGAAATCGTATCAGGGCATGGAAGAAGTAAGACACTCTATAGATGGGGTAGCGTATTCACTCGATAATATTGCTAATGCGATTACGTATCTAGCGGATGCGATTAAAGAAAAGGAATAAAAATGAGTATCGTCTGGTCGTTCAGTAGCCTGAAGACATTTCAGCAGTGCCCCAAGAAGTACTATCACACCAAGATAGCCAAGGACGTTGTTGAGCCTGACACAACGGCAACGCTGTACGGCAAGACTGCTCATACCGTAGCAGAGGAATACATTCGTGATG